AATAGAATATAACAATAATAGGAATGCCCAAAAAGGTTCACCCGTAGAGAACAGATATAATGCACCGATGACATATAAAAGATACATGAACATACTGGAATGCGATTTAATATCCATATCGGGTGTTAATGCACCACAAACACCGCCAATAAACGGTAACATTGTTAATGCCGTCCAATCAGGATATTGATGTATACTTAAAATGCCAGTAGCGATTGTTCCTACTGATACACCTGCAATTAAATGTGGACCAAAACTACTCATATCAAATTTCTAAAATTTCTCCCAATTTGCTGAATGCCATCCATAATAGTACAATAAAGCAAATTGCAAAGAATATGATTGTCAACTGGACAAACAGTTTAAGCAATCCGCAAAGTGTAACAAGCATACACAGTTTCATTGCACCGACGATAATTCCCATACCTAGTATAAAAAATAAAAACGAGGTAAGTAATGTTAATAAGAGTTTCATATTATAAAATATAATAAAAAGGGTGACAAATGTCAACCCTTTTAATGGACCCGAGGAGAGTCGAACTCCTGTCTTGAACAACTTCAATATCCGTTCTTACAAGCTTTCCCTTCGTATTTACTAATTCGTTATACCTATGCCCTGAAGGTCGGCGTCAGTATAAACTAGCCTGTGATTTTCGGAAATAATAGACAGACTTAACTATTTCCTAACCCATTTTGCGACTGAATTCTATACCCAATGGGTTAACGGCATAGGTCCAGGGTTGCGATAAATTAAGCAGCCATTGCGTAAGTGTTAGCACTTATCTTTTTCAGACTTTTTAACGAGTGCCCTCGTCTGAGACCTCGACTTGCAACTAATATCTCTATCACCCAATCGAAACCAGGCGAGCCCTTAGTTAAAATAAAATATAATAAAAATATATAAACTTGTCAACCCTTATTTTCAATATATTTAAAATGATAATTATGCGTCTGTTTATATTTACCGTTGCAACACCAAATAATACAATGTTTATTTAAATTCATTTGTCTTGCCGCTTCAGAAGCAGATTCAAATATTTGATTTGTTTCAATACATAAAACTTGTTTTTTATTTGGTTTTCCGAGTCTTGAATAATATTGTTTTAAAGTTATATTCTGTTCTTTTAAATAAATATCAACACGTTGACAAGATTCAATAAATTCATTTATATCATCTGATATTTTACAAAATCTATAATTTAATGCATGTTTATCCTGACCATTTATAACATGCATTATAGAAACTTTACAAATACCTAATTCTTTTGCAGCTTTGCCAATAGACGAATAATATTTATTAGTTTCATAACAATATATGGTTATTTGATTTGGATCTATTTTATGTTGACACGCATATCTAACATTTATTAATTTATCATCTGTATATTTTCTACCAGTATTTGCTTTTCTAAGTTTTTCTTTTTGTTCTTCAGACATTATAAAATGTCTGCCTAAATTGCCATCACCACCTTCAGTTTTATTATAACCAAGATTTGGATCTATAGAATGATAAATTTCAATATAAAATTGTTCACGTTCATTTAATTGTTCACGTTGGCATTCTTCAATAATTTCAAATTCAAAATTATCTATACCATATTTTTCAAATGCTCTAGCTAAATGCGGATTTAATTTTGCATTTGGTGCCAGCTCTTGTTTCCAACGCCTATGTATATCATTAGATTGCCCAATATAACATTTACCGTTAACTTTATTTGTTATTTTATAAATACCACATATTTTTGACATATAATACCTAAAAATAAAACGGTTAGAAATCGTTATTGTGGTAGTTACGAAATCTAACCGTTTCAAACATCGGTTGTATTAATTAAGAATAAAACTACCACATATTATTCTTTATTTAATATATTTATAGTTTTATTCTTTCAATTTTTAATTAAACTCCAAAATTTTCCAAGAAATAATCTGGAAGTTTTGGATCAAAATGTTGAATATGTATCATTTCCATTTTGAACTTTCCTGCATTGTAAGCACGCATAATTTTATCGAAATTTGGACCTTGAATGCCTTTACGAATGAGCTCATTAACTTCATGATATGTAAAACCGAGTTTTTCTTCATCTGTTAATGGTTGAAGTCCATCAATCGGAACCTTATGTGTAAGTTCATGCGGCAAGCCAAGGTCATCACCAATTTCAATGATTTCTTCAGTAGTTAACATATCAACAGGTGCGAAAGAACCACAAGTATCTCCCCAAAGTGTAGCATAGGAAACAATATTTTCACTTCTATTACAAGTATTAGCCATCAACCAACCATGGGTCTGAGCAGTAACCATAATCTGATTAGTACGAAGTCTTGCACCTACGTTAGTCTTTGCATCATAAGACTTGTCAGCACCAGGAACAAGGGCAAGAGATTCCTTTACAAGAGTTTCAATATCCTGAACATCATAATCGATACCAAGATGGTCAACCAGCTTATAGGAATCAGAAATATCCTTCTGAATACCGCATGGAAGTAAAACACCGTGAACATGTTCCTTACCAAGTGCAGCGACACAAATAGCTGCAACTACACTAGAATCCTTACCACCAGAAATTCCTAATACAGCATCAGTCTTGCCGAGCTTGTCAAAGGTTTCCTTGGTCCACTTAACTACGTTTTCTGTCAATTCTTTCATATATTATCCTTTTCTTTTAAACTTTATAGTACAAATATAGAAAACATTTCACGGTCGAAATGTAAAAGTATATTTACTTCTTAACCGTAAAATGTCTCATTTCTACTAGTCTTTTTTGTAAATCGGCAATGGTTTCACGTTCTTTATAAACTAACCCACCAACAACGGTAATACCAAGAATTGTGCCGAAAATTTTAAGTAACTTTTTCATATTAAATCCTAAAAATAAACCCTATCCCCAAAATAGGGTTTACTTAATTATTAGTCGTGATTTACGCGCCAATCGATTGCACGCTGGAGATAATCGCGATATTCTTCGCTCTTACCCATGAACTTACCAGCAGCATCGCTGATCTTACAAACCGGAATTCCGTTTACTTCGGTCAGCTTGATAACCTGGTTCATCGGCTTGAACCAACCAGTATCATTGAGCAACCAGGTACCGATACCGAAAGCAACATTACAACGGAGTGCAAAACGCTGATAGATAACTTCTGCACGCTGGAAGTCCAAGCTATCCGAGAACAAGAGAGTCTTGTTTGCATATGGAACGCCAACCTTCATATAGTGAGCAAGCATCTTTTCGCCCCAGGCAATCGGATCGCCCGAGTCATGTCTTACGCCGCTGAACAACGTTGCATATTCAGTCGTAAAGTCCTTGAGGAAGCAATCAGTGGTGATACAGTCGGTAAGATAGATACCATTCTTAACACCGTATTCCTTAATCCAGTGCTTCATCATGTAGTGGTTGGAGTAAGCCGGGTTATGAATCGGCAGACCCTGACCAACGAGCTCGATGGCTTCGTGAGCCATAGTTCCAATCGGCTTAGTTCCGAACAGGAAGCTGAAATACACGTTAGAAGTACCGACAAACTTAGTACCCTTGAACTGGAACTGGCTGATATAGCGAAGTGCCCATTCTTGGAATTCCTTACAGAATCTACGGCGAGTACCGAATTCGCTAAATGCGCCAATCTTGATTTCACCCTTGATGAGCTTATCAACCTTTTCAATGAAGCGCTGCTTTGCATCTTCGATAATCTTAGCCTGTTCCTCCGGAGTATAGGTCATACGGAACCAGACTTCAGAAACAATGGACATAACCGGCACTTCATGATAAGAAACGTCGATGTTATAACCACGGAAGTGAATTTCCGGCTGCTGAATCTTTTCGTCATACACGCAAGTGATTTCATTACGGTCAATACTATAACGCTTCAAGAAACCAACATAGTCATGGTTCATGAAATCAATCTTACCGAAGTGTTCAAGTTCCCATGGAGTGTAGCGGAGCTTGGAGTAAAGGTCAATCTGATAATTGATTTCATCAATCATCTCACGAGTAAACTTACGTTCAGGATCTCTGTTCTTGTAAGTCCATTCAACCTTCATATCGTGGAACTGATGAACAAACATTTGACCCATAGTGTACTTATAGAAGTCATTGTCGGTCAAATGCGTGATAATTTGGGGAAGATGTTTTGTCATTTTTAATATCCTTTTTAATTTTAATCAAATATAAAAAATAAAAGGGTTTTTGTAAACCCCTTTTATGTTAAACCTTCGGAGACTCGAACGTATGAATTCTTTGTTTGCCGAAATGCCTTTCAAATTCTGTAACGCGATCCATTTCATCACAATGCGTTACTTCTACCTTGAAATCACCAGCATACGGTCTCATGAAGTCAAATCCAATTCTGCTAGCCAAATCATTGATATCCAAAGCGGCATATCTGAAATGCCCCTGTGTATCATTATAATGGTTCGTTCTATCTTCAGGAACAGAACTAGCAATGTGATTCTTGTCGGTTTCACCAATTAGATAACCGTCACCGTGTCTTGTAAGATAAGGTCTTGTCACATAATGAACTGTGATAGCGTCATTCGGAAGATTAAGTCCACTTGCAAGAATAGCCATACCATCATGAGAACCAGTATTGCTAGGAGTAGTATGGTCATCGAACGGATTGGAATTTAATAACAATCCTTGTCCGTTTTCACAGATTACTTCTTGATAGTCATGATAGATTTCGGTAATCGACTTTACAGGTTTAGCCATAAATCTTAATGTATGGCAATCCTGGATAAAGTGTTCAATAAGAAAATCACTGTTCCATGGTTCTACAAGTTCTTTAGGAAGTTTTACACCCCTGTTTTCAAAATACAGTTTAATATCTTTAAGATACTTAACTTTGAATTCTTTAGGAAGATAGCAGAATTCGTCAAGTGTATATGTTTTCATCTTACTGTATCTTAATACCGTTTCCCAGATACCCATTCCACAGGAACCATGTCTATCTTTTCCTCTGCTTACTTCAATAGCGAGATTAAACA